CTGGTCCTGCAATCGGTCACCTGAATATGTTCTTGGGTCATAGTGATACTGGTAAAACAACTGCGTTAGTTAAAGCCGCGGTAGACGCACAAAAGAAGGGTATCCTTCCTGTCTTTATCATCACAGAACAAAAATGGTCTTTTGACCACGCATTAACAATGGGATTCCAATGTGAAGAAGTTGTTGATGAGGAAACGGGTGAATTGGATTGGGACGGATTCTTCTTATTTAACAACAACTTTGATTACATCGAACAAATCACAGACTACATCAATGAGTTATTGGATGCTCAGGAAAAAGGTGAGTTGGAGTACGACTTATTATTCTTGTGGGATTCTGTAGGTTCTGTTCCTTGTAAAATGACTTTTGACGGTAAGGGTGGTAAACAACATAATGCTGCCACATTAGCAGACAAAATCGGTATGGGTATTAACCAAAGAATTGCGGGTTCAAGAAAGGCAACATCAAACTATGAAAATACGTTGGTGATTGTTAATCAACCGTGGGTAGAATTACCTGACAATCCTTTTGGTCAACCTAAGATTAAAGCTAAAGGTGGTGAGGCTATTTGGTTGAACTCCTCATTGGTATTCTTATTTGGAAATCAGAAAAATGCTGGTACCAATAAGATTGCTGCGGTCAAAGACAAAAGAAAAGTTAAGTTTGCAGTTAGAACGAAAGTATCGGTTATGAAAAACCACATCAATGGATTGGGATATGAGGACGGTAAAATTATCGTAACACCTCATGGTTTCTTGGCAGGAAAAGAATCTGCTGAAGAAAAGAAGTCTATTGAGGCTTATAAGTCTGAGCAATCAGAATATTGGAAGAGAGTCATCGGTACAGATGGTGACTACAAATTGGAAGAAGTAAAAGAAGTCTAACCTTTAATTGAGGGTATTTTGACGAAGACATTATTAGTTGACGGAAACAATTTAGTTAAAATAGGATATCACGGAGTAAGAGATTTATACCATGAGGGAAACCATATTGGTGCAATCTTTCACTTCGTGAATACCCTCAAAAAATTCTTAGTCGAGCACAATTACGACAAAGTCATTGTATTTTGGGATGCGGAGGATAACTCAACATCACGAAGAGAGTTGCTCGAACAATACAAAAGAAATAGAAAAACAAGTCTTAACGAACAACAACAGATTTCATTTGAATGGCAGTTGTCGAGAGTTAAGAAGTATTTGGAAGAAATGTTTATCAGACAAGTATCCATTGATGGGTGTGAGTCAGACGATGCGATTGCTCATTACTGTAACATTTCTGAAGACGAATACAAAACTATATTTTCATCAGATAAGGACCTTACACAACTTATTTCGGATAAAGTAGAGGTCTACTCACCCAGTCATAGAAAAGTCTATAAGGAGGGAGATAACATCCCTCTGAAGGACATTTCAATACCACACTACAATGTTTCGACATTTAAGATTTTATCGGGGGATAAATCTGACAACATTGATGGTATATACTTACTCGGTGAGAAAACTTTTGCGAAGATATTTCCCGAAATATTGGACAAAGCGACTTCTGTTGATGATATTATAACCCGAGCCGAAGAGTTAAAATCGGAGGGAGACAAAAGAAAAATCTTGGAGAGTATCTTAGAAGGAAAAACTAAAAGGGGGGTTTTAGGAAAAGAATTCTTTGATATTAACAAAAAGGTTGTAGATTTGTCCCACCCAATGATAAGTGATGAAGGTAAGGAGGAAGTCGAACTCTACTATACAGAAGAGTTGGACCCTGAAGGAAGAGGATATCAGAATCTCATGAGAATGATGAACGAAGATGGAATCTTCAAGTACTTACCCAAACAGGATGATGGTTGGGTAGATTTTTTAACACCGTTTATGAAACTAAGTAGAAAAGAAAAAAAACGTTACAAAAACAAAAATTAAGTTATGAAAGAAAAAAACGACGTAACAAAAATGGAATTCCTTTTGATGTTGAATGAAAACATCGTAGTACAACGTTACTTCAACGTTAAAGGGTACAATCCGAAGGCTCGTAAAAGTATTGATGTCATTGAATTTGTTAATGACTTTACTCGTACTTTAACAGGGAGTCTTAAGGCGAGAACCAACATGTATATGTTGGACCACTACAACCAAATTGCGTTGGACCCAAGCATTTTGGACACCTCAAATACTGAAGGTCCAGAAACGTTCCATGTAAAAATTTGCATTGGGGAGGAGACAATTTGTCATAAAATTATTGACGCGAAATTATACCCGCCGAAAATAAGATACACCGTAGATATCCGCCCGCAACTAAAAAGTGTACTTCGTGGTTTGACAGAGCTTTTTTCCTCTGAAGAATTATCTTACCAGTACATGGAATATCAGTTAGGTTAACCATATTTATTATTTACCCGAAAGAAATTAGATTGATATGTCAAAAGAAAAAAACTTCGGTTACCTCGGTAACTCCTTCCAAATACAACTTCTAAACAACATCGTTATTGACAAAGACTTTGCCAATTCGATTGTCGATGTATTGGACCCGAAGTACTTTGATAATCAATATTTCAAAATTATTATGCAAATGGTTAAAGAGTACTACGTCAAGTACGAACATACTCCAACATTTGCTACATTGGAACAACTAACGAAGAGTGAAATTACCTCTCCGATGGCTCAGAAAATGGTTTTTGACATGTTAAAAGATGTTAAAGATGCACCTATTGAAGGGTCAGACTTCGTACAAGAGAAGTCATTGAAGTTCTGTAAACAACAGGAACTTCAGAAAGTGATGGCTAAGGCTCAGAAAATCATTGACAAAGGTGATTTTGAATCTTACGACCACTTAGAGGAGATGGTTAGAGAAGCTCTACAAGTTGGTGAAGTGGATACTGGTACTGCAGATGTATTCTCAAATTTGGATGTAGTATTGGATGACGATTACCGTCACCCAATCCCGATGGGAGTACCAGGTATTGATAACCTAATGAAGGGTGGTTTAGCAAAAGGTGAGATTGGAGTTATTCTTGCACCGACAGGTGTGGGTAAGACGACCTTCTTAACAAAGATTTCAAACCACGCATTCAATTTAGGTTACAATGTTCTTCAGGTGTTCTTTGAGGACAACCCGAAGATTATCCAACGTAAACACTTCACACTATGGACAGGTATTGCTCCTGACAATTTATCTAATCACAAAGATGATGTGATGAATAAAGTCAAAGAGATTAAGGAAAATACAAAAAATTCCTTAACTTTGAAGAAGTTACCGTCTGATACCCTGACGATGAATCAAATCAAGAATCAGGTTAGAAAGATGATAGCTGAAGGGAACAAGATTGATATGATTGTTGTGGATTACATCGATTGTATTACACCTGACAAAAACTTGGGTGATGAATGGAAGAGTGAAGGTTCTGTGATGAGAGCGTTCGAAGCAATGTGTCACGAATTGGACCTTGTTGGGTGGACAGCAACACAGGGTAACCGTTCTTCAATTTCATCAGAAGTTGTTACCACAGACCAAATGGGTGGTTCTATTAAGAAGGCTCAGGTTGGTCACGTAATTATCTCGGTGGCGAAGTCATTACAACAAAAGGAAATGAACTTGGCTACCATTGCAATTACAAAGTCTCGTATCGGAAAGGACGGGGTTGTCTTTGAGAATTGTAAGTATGATAATGAAATGTTGGTTATTGATACTGAACAGAGTGTTACTTTCTTAGGTTTGGAAGAACAAAGAGAGGAGAAACAGAGGGATAGAATCAAGGAGCTCATGGAGAAGCGTAAGCAACGTGAGGGACAACAAAATTAATAAATAATAAATTATGGTTAACAATAATACTATGAATGGTAAAGAAACTCGTTATGTAATTAAGAGAAGTGGTGAACAAGTACTTTTCGAGGCTGAAAAAATTAAATATGCTGTACTGAAGGCTATGAAGTCTATCGGTGAAGTTGATGATGAAATGGCTGAGAAAATTGCGAGAATCACTCGTAAAGGAATTTTCAGAGATGAAAAGGATAAAGTACCTCACGTGGATGAAATTCACGATATGGTGGAGAATAAGTTGATGGACAACGGCCTTAATGATGTTGCTAAAGAATACATCATTTACCGTAAGAACCATGGACCGAACATCTTTACTAAGAGAACGAATCTTAAACCTTACGAATATCCAAATCTTAATGAATATGTGGATGCTATCAGACATTCATATTGGGTACATACGGAGTTTAACTTTACTTCAGACATTCAAGATTTCAAAGTAAACTTGGATAAGAAAGAAAAAACTGCGGTAAAAAGAGCGATGTTGGCTATCTCTCAGATTGAGATTGCGGTTAAAACGTTTTGGGGTGACATCTACAAAAGGATGCCGAAACCTGAAATTGGTAATGTAGGTGCAACATTTGCTGAGTCTGAGGTTAGACACGCAGATGCTTACTCACACTTAATTCAATTGTTAGGATTGAATTCAGACTTCGAAACATTACTCGAAGTACCGGCAATCCGTAGAAGAATTAAGTATTTGGAGAAAGCTATCTCTAACTCAAAGGCAGTTGAAGATAAAGAATACTTTGAATCTGTAGTATTGTTCTCTATGTTTGTAGAGAATGTATCGTTGTTCTCACAGTTTTTAGTTATTATGTCATTCAACAAACATAAGAATATGTTGAAAGGTATCAGTAACGCTGTTGAAGCAACATCGAAAGAAGAGAATATCCATGCTGGATTCGGATTTGATTTGGTAAACCTTATCAAAGGAGAAAACCCATCATGGTGGACAGAACAATTAAAAGAAGACCTTGTGGCAGCTACAATGGAAGCGTATGAGGCAGAAACAGAAATAGTTAATTGGATATTTGAGGAAGGTGATTTAGATTTCCTAACGAAAAGTCAGACAATGGAATTTATTAAACATAGATTTAATGTATCATTAAACTCCATTGGTGTAGATAGTATTTTCGAAATCAACGAACCGTTGTTGGAGACAACTGAATGGTTTGACGATGAAATCTTAACTACTAAACACACTGATTTCTTCAACAAAAGAAGTATTAACTACAGTAAGAAATCTAAATCGATTACATCAAACGATTTATTCTAATTAAATAACGAAAAATAAAATGAACAATAGAAAACCATTTGACTGGATTAACGAAGAATCAATTACCTTCCTCCGTAGAGGATACTTGAGTGAAGGTGAAGAACCGCTAGAGAGAATCAGAACAATCGCAGAACATGCTGAGAACCTTTTAGGTATCGAAGGATTTGCAGATAAATTTTATGACTATATGGGTAAGGGATGGTATTCCCTATCATCACCTGTATGGGCTAACTTCGGAAAGAAGAGAGGTTTACCTGTAAGTTGTTTTGGGTCTAATATTGGAGACAACATCGAGTCAATTCTATACACACAGGCTGAGGTCGGTGAAATGAGTAAGATGGGTGGTGGTACTTCTGGTTACTTTGGTAACATCAGACACAGAGGTGCTGAGATTACTGACAACGGTTTAGCACCTGGTTCGGTACACTTTATGAATCTATTTGAGAGTGTTGTTGACAACATCTCACAGGGTTCAACTCGTCGTGGTCGTTTCTCACCATACCTTCCTGTGGAACACCCTGACGTTATGGAGTTCTTGGAGATTGGTACAGAAGGATTCCCAATTCAGGATTTGACTCACGCAGTTACAGTAACTGATGAGTTTATGAATGAGATGATTGCGGGTGATGAAGAGAAAAGAGCAATTTGGGCTAAGGTCATCCAAAGACGTGGAGAGATTGGTTACCCATACATTATGTTCCATGATACAATGAACAACAACACTGTTGATGTATACAAAGACAAAGAAGCGACAATCTACAATTCAAACTTATGTTCTGAGATTGCACTTCATAACTCTGAAGAGGAGTCATTTGTTTGTGTATTATCATCAATGAATGTTCTTCACTATGATGAGTGGAAAGATACAGATGCTGTTGAGATTATGACAATGTTCTTAGATGCGGTTGTTACTGAATTCTTAACTAAGATTGAGGATATCAGAGACAACGGGACTATTGAAGGTAAGAGAGGTTTCTTCTATTTGGAGAAAGCTTACAACTTCGCTAAGAGACAAAGAGCGTTGGGTCTTGGTGTATTGGGATGGCACTCACTTCTACAAAAGAGAGGTCTTCCTTTTGATACGAGAGAAACTGCGAGATTGAATGTTGAGGTATTCAAACACATTAAAGAGAAATCATACGCGGCGTCTGAGGAATTGGCTAAGATGTTCGGTGAACCTGAGTACTTAGAAGGATATGGAAGAAGAAACGTTACGTTGAACGCAATCGCACCAACAACATCTTCAGCTTTTATCTTAGGTCAAGTATCACAATCAATCGAACCTATTTGGTCTAACTGTTATGTGAAGGATGTTGCTAAGATGAAGGTAACTATTAAGAATCCTGTTCTTAAAGAGTTGTTATCTGAATTAGGTCACGACACCAAAGAGGTATGGAACAGTATCAAACAAAATGATGGTTCAGTACAACACTTAGATATTTTAAGTGACGAACAGAAAGAAGTTTTTAGAACATTTGCTGAAATCAATCAGTCGTCAATTATCAATCAAGCTGCGGTTCGTCAATCTTACATTGACCAATCACAGTCGTTGAACTTAATGATTTCACCTGACATGCCGACAAGGGATGTTAACAAACTTCTTATTGAAGCTTGGCAGTTGGGTGTTAAGACATTATACTACCAACACTCAATGAATTCAGCTCAAGCTTTCGCAAGAAAGAAGTTGGGATTGAATGACCTTCAGTGTGTTGCATGTGAAGGATAATTGTTAAAAAACACAATTTATAAATATAAAAGAGGACTTCGGTCCTCTTTTTTTTGCAATTTATTTAGTTAAGATATTTATAGACAATGGCAGACGGTAAAACATACGGTATCAATTTCCCTTTTCAAGATAGTAAAGAAGGAAAATATCTTTCTCTTTCTCAGACTACTGACGAAGAGATAAGGACTGATTTATTACACCTTATCTTAACAAGGAAAGGTAGTAGATATTATTTACCTGATTTTGGTACGAGAATTTATGAATTTATTTTTGAACCTATGGATGGTACAACATTCGAGGCAATTAAAGCGGATATCAGAGATTCTATTGAAAAATACATTCCAAACCTTACAGTTAATGAAATAACAATTACACCTTACTTAGAAGATTTAGAAGCTCAGGGTGAATTAAATATGGATAAGTTGGGTATTGGTGGTATATATAGAGTACCTGGTCGTGGTGTTGAAGAATACACGGCAAAATTAAGGATTGATTATACCATTACAGATAGTACTTTCCAAACCAAAGATTTCATAATTATCAATATTTAATAGTAGATGGCAAGTAGAAAAATTTCATACACGGAAAGAGACTTTGAAGGGTTAAGACAGGACCTCGTAAATTATACTAAACAGTATTACCCTGAATTAATTGATAACTTCAATGATGCTGCCGTTTATTCGGTATTGATGGACTTGAATGCTGCGATTGGTGATAATCTTAATTACCACATTGATAGAAGTATTCAGGAAACTGTATTACAATATGCTCAACAACGTTCATCTATTTTTAATATTGCCAGAACTTATGGTTTGAAGATACCAGGTAATAGACCTTCAGTTGCTATTGTTGATTTTTCAATTACCGTACCTGCTTTAGGTGACCAAGAGGATTCACGTTACTTAGGGATTTTAAGAGCGGGTTCACAAGTGATTGGAGCTGGTCAGGTATTTGAGAATGTTTATGATATTGATTTCGCTTCACAATACAACAATGAAGGTTTCCCTAACAGAACAAAGATTCCAAACTTTGATTCGAACAATGTGTTGATTAACTACACAATCACAAAAAGAGAAGTTGTAGTTAACGGTTTGACTAAGGTATTCAAAAAGACAATCAACCCTAATGACGTTAAACCATTCTTTGAGTTCTTCTTACCAGAACAAAATGTATTAGAGGTTGTAGACATCATTCAAAAAGATGGTACATCATTCCAATCCACACCAACGTATTCTGAGTTTGTTAATGCTAAAGACAGATGGTATGAAGTGGATTCATTAGCTGAACCGACAGTATTCATTGAAGATTCTACAAAACCTTCAGACCAACCAGGTATTAAGGTGGGTAAGTACATTGATACTGAAAATAGATTCATAACAGAGTATACACCTCAGGGGTTCATGAAAGTTCAGTTTGGTGGTGGTACCACAACACCTGACGAACAATTGGCAGATTTTGCGAGAAACGGTGTAACAATGAGAATTCAGGAATACCAAAACAATATTGGTTTAGGTAGAACAGTAAAAGCCAACACAACATTATTTGTTAAATATAGAATTGGTGGTGGTTCACAATCAAACATTGGTGTGAATGCTATCAATCAGGTAGGTACGGTAAACTTCTTTGTTAATGGACCGTCTAATACAAACAACCAAACGGTAATTAATTCACTTACGGTTAATAACATTACTGCGGCTATCGGAGGTGCTAACCAACCTTCAATTGAGGAAGTGAGAAATATGGTGACATTTAATTTTGCTTCTCAAAACAGAGCGGTTACTATTAATGATTACAATGCGTTGATTAGAAAGATGCCAGGTAAGTACGGAGCACCTGCTAAGACAGCGATTACAGAAAAGGACAACAAAATTAATATAAATGTATTATCATATGATTCAAATGGTAGTTTGACTCAGACGGTTTCTAATACATTGAAACAAAATATTGCCAACTATCTTTCTAAGTATAGAATGATTAACGATTACATATCGGTAAATGTAGGTCAGGTTATTGATTTAGAATATGATATCTCAGTTGTTTTAGATTCAGGACAGAATCAGGGAACTGTAATCACAAAGATTATTGATGAGGTTTCTAAGTTTATGGCTCCGACAGACAGAACGATGGGTCAAAATGTATTCATCTCTGAGATTGAAAGAATTATTCAGGACACTGCTGGTGTTATTTCTTTAACAGATATCAAAGTTTATAATAAAGTTGGTGGTCAATATTCGTCTTCAGAAACATCACAAAGATACTCAGACGACGCAACAAAAGAGATTCAATTCGTCGACAAAACAATCTTTGCGGAACCTTCACAAATATATCAGGTAAGATTTCCTGAGAAGGATATTAAGGTCAGAGTGAAGAACCTTAAAAACGTTGACTACAAGTAATAATAATTTACAACACTTACTTATGGGTTTATCATTGTAAAATGGATAAATAAGTATTTATCTTAAAACTGCATTATGTCTAAGTCATATAGAATACGTACAAAATTAGGGGTAGACCAAAACATTCGTGTTAATGTCGAACAAGATTTTGACTTCCTTGAAATTTTATCTTTGAAGTTAAGGCAGGAAGACGTGTATTCTAGATTCTGTGCTGACTACGGTGTGGTTGTGGGTAGAGTGGTTGCTAACAGTGGTTTTGGTGTTCCAAACGCAAGAGTTTCCATATTCATACCTATTGAGGAAATGGACCTCGAAGACCCTGTTATTTCAACATTATACCCTTATAAGAAACCAACTGATAAGAATGAAGATGGGTATCGATACAACCTTCTTCCTTATGAACAACAGTATGGTGGGCACAATCCAACAGGTACATTCCCTTCAAGGTCTGACGTTCTTACTCGTAATGAGGTGTTGGAAATCTATGAAAAGTATTACAAATTCACTGTAAAGACAAATGATTCGGGTGACTTTATGATTACTGGTGTTCCATTGGGTAATCAGAAGTTGGTATTGGATATGGACTTATCGGATATGGGTTGTTTCTCTTTGAGACCTCAGGATTTGATAAGAATGAACATGGGTGTTGAGGAACAGTTTGATGGTACTAACTTCAAGGCGTCTTCTAACTTAGATGAGTTACCACAGATTATCAATTCAGTTCAGGACATTGATGTTGCTTCGTTTTGGGGTCAGGAAGATTTATGTAACATTGGTATAACGAGAGCCGACTTTGATTTAAGAGAGTTGGGTATTGAGATTCAACCGACAGCCGTGTTTATGGGTTCTATCTTCAGTGATGCTGATAGTAGACCCATCAAACCTAATTGTAAGCCGAGAACTGAACAGGGTGATATTTGTAACTTAGTTACTGGTCCTGGTGAAATCTTAGCGGTTAGACAAACTATTAACGTTGATGAGAATGGTGACCCAGTCTTGGAACAATACAGTTTACCTAACTCAGGAAAGGTTATTGATGAGGATGGAGCCTTTGTTACTGATGTTCCAATGAACTTAGACTATGTGGTTACTAACGAGTTTGGTGAGATAGTATTGTCTAACGACCCAAGTATTGGTATTCCGACAAAGGGTAAGTATCGTTTTAAGGTTAAGTATCAGTCAGAGGAGAACGGACCACCATTTGAGGGAGACCAGTTCTTCCCTATTGTCGGTGAAGTCCAAAGAGCCAACTTTATTGTTCCACAGATTAGAGAATATGGGTGGAATGGTTCAGTTCAAAATTCGGGTGTTGACCCGGCAACGAAAGACACTGAAACAACTATTAATGTTGATTTTGTTAATCAGAGTCAGATTGTGGAGACGAAGAGTATTGTAATACCTTCAAACACAACTGTTACTA